CACTGACATACGTTCCGGTCTCCAATCGGTTTCCGGACGAATTGCAGCGAAACAGCGTCAGTCCGGACACAGTGGGGGCGGTATATGGCCGAACCGTTATTTCGCCCGTTTTTGTAACGCTTCTGCCGCGCGTATCCGTTGCCGTCACGGTAAAAGCCAGCTCGCCGGACTGCGGTATTTTGTTCACAAGCAGCGAGGCCGCGTCCGCCGTATATCCCGCGCACGTAATTCTGTACGCTTTTATTGTAGACCCGTACACACCCGCCGCGCCCACCGCTTGAAGTTTTACGCCGGAAACATTCTGTAGATAAACGCCCCATGCGCTCGGAACCGTGTTGTTAATCCGTGTGACTGCCGGTTCCTCCATAGTCGGCGCAACAAAAGACGGACAAAGCAGCGTAAAATTTTTTGATACGGATCCCACAGCGGTCGATCCGCTGTACGTTGTAACCGTGCAGGAACCGATCCCCGCCGCCGCGTTCGGTATTGCTTCAAGCCAATCCATGGGAATGACAAAAGATGTGCCCGTGTCGACGCCGGTTGTGGTTCTGGACTTCGTGCCGAAAACAAATTTTACCGTATGCGTATAGCTTGAAACCGCGCGGCTGATGCCGACGCTCAGGCTGTTCGTCCCGTTTATCTCCACGTTTGTGCTGAGCGAAGAAATGGAGGACGCCCGCGGGATTTTATCGCCCGTCAGCGTGCCGCTTACAGACATGGAGGCATAATACGTTCCGCTGTAGGTAAGTCCGCATGACCACGTTGACGAAATCCCGCATGAAAGCGAACCGTCGTTCGCATGCGCCACTCCGGGAAAAGAGAACGACGCAAGCAGCGATTTTGTCTTCGTTTTGCTCGACTGCGACAATGCCGCTGACACGGCGCTCTTTGTCGTTCCGTTTACCGTGCACGAAATGCTTTTTCCGGATATACTGATTGCATAGTGCGACAAGTAAACGTTTACTGTAACGTCAGAGACGTTTGCCGGTATCCTCGCCGTCGCCGTCCATTCGACAAGGTACTCAAGATAGCTGCCGTATGCCTTTGCATAGCTTCCTGTCAAAACTGATTCCTCCAGATAATACCCAGACCGGTTTCCGACGTTTCAAAATCAAAGCAGCCGCCCATCGAGGCGGAGCCGATCGAAAGCCTGTCCAAAATTTCAACCGCCGTGATATACAGCTTGTTGTACATGATGTATGCGACCTCAACGCCGTTTTGCAGAAACGACATCTTTTCATTGGTGATCTTCACAGAGTAGGGAAGCGATTCGTCGTCCTGCGTTTTCCCTATTTCAATGCCGTCCGCATAGAACTTGATATAGGTCGATATATCCCGCTTATACTCCGCAAGCCCATCCGCCGTCTCCTGTGCGATCTCCGCCGTTTCGGAAAATTCCATGCGCACTTCCCGCGCCGTCTGATCTACCGAAGACTGTATATACTCCTTTAATTCGCTGACTGTTCCGGTCGGGTCTCCGTCTGACCGGGCGACGTACATCTCGGCGGCCTCAGCGCGGATATTGTAATCCGTTTTCTCTATATCCGTTTTATACTCGTTCCGAATTTCCGTCGCAGTCTTGATAATTTCATCGCGCAGCTTGTTGAACGAGCTCGCCTGCTCCTCCGTAAGCTGCGTTATTTTTGCGGCTGCTCCGCTGCTCTGCCCAACCTCCGCTTTCCCCTGCTCTGAAAAGTTTTCAATATCCAGATTGTTTAAGGCGTATTGAAGCTGTTCGGTGAGCTGAAAGAGATAGGAGCGAATCTGCCTGCGTTCATATTCCGCGTTCCCGTTTCCTGCTCCAAACTGTGGAAGATTTAAATTAACGCCCGCCATGCAGCTCGCTCCCCTCATACAGCGTTTTCGTGATGGAATAAATTTTTACATCTCCCGTTCCGCTGATCCGGATTCTGAAATGGTCGCACCGCTTCGGCGCGAAAAACACGTTTTCCGACCGCTTTTTCTGCTGGGTAAACGTTTTCACATCGTCCCATTCGTCCGTATCGTCCTCCATTACGGAAACCGTCACGCTGGCCCCCTCCGGTACTGTCATCCGTATTTGAATTTTTCCGACATATTTATTGTCCGGATATTCCATCCCAATGTCTCCCGTTTCGGTAAACCATGTAATATCGCCCTCCTTCTGCGCCGGTTCGTCTGCCGCCTCATAAAGCGCCGTAGTGCCGTACACAGAACAGAGCCGGTTTTCTCCATCGATGAAATAAAGCTCTCCGCCCTGCCTCGCAAACCATTTTACCTGTGTATGATCTTCCCTATGCCAAAGCCTCGTGTTCTCGTCATAGGTGAACAGCGTGTATGCGCCGTCCTCCCCTTTCATGCTGATATAATATTTATCCCCCACCGTTCCGGCGGCCGCGTCCGTATAATACGCTCTGCCAAGCGCGGCGGAAATCGAAACCGGAAGCGATCCGTCATAGACGCAGATTCCGTTTCGGCTTTTATAATAAAGCGTCTCGTTCACAATAACGAGCGACTTTTCGCTCCCTCGCTGTACGCCGCGGCAAAACAGATTGGTAATGTTATAATTCGCGGGCTTTGTCCCGTAGACCTTGTGAATGACGTCCTCTTTAAAAAACAGCACGTAGCCCATATGCGTGACTGCGCCGGTAAAATCGCCGTCCGAGCCGATTGTCGCAGCGTATGAATCGGACGCAAGCCCCGCGTAGCAGCGCCAGTTCGTCGGATCGCCGAGCTTGCAGCAATACACCTCGTGCGCCTTTGAAGAGCATCCCCATATGCGGTTGTCGCTCTCCGTCACAAAGTCCATGTCCGGAACCCTGCGCGATACGGTCACCGCCCCTTCGGATACCGGCTGATTAAACGGCGCGTTGATGATTCCGGTTACTACAAGGTATCCGTCTCCCCTTGCCTGAACAATCATGTCCGTGTTAAACTGCCCGTCCATCGAACCGCTGATCGTTACGCCGTCGCCCTCCGCAAAAGCGGCGCCGATATTTTCCGACGCGATTTTAACGTATGTGGACGTTACGGCAAGCCATGCGTCATACGTTTCGCTGTACTGCTTCAAAACTGCCGGAGAGGAAGACGTATCAAGCCAGAGCTGACCTGCCGCCGGCGTATCCGGCGCTGTAATGCCGACCTCATAATTTTCATACGCTGTGCCGTCCGCGCGGCAAAGCGTATAGCTCACGTCTGAAAGCGTTGTAAATTCCGCCTCCAGACTCTTAAATTCCATCGTTTCCGTGTTCAGAACCTTTTTATCCGGCCAGATGACAAGCAACGCCCCGATTTTGCACATCTGCTTGTCGGTGTCGGAAACCTCGCCGACATATGCGCCGTTATAATAAAGCCCCGTTCCGTCCACCCATACAAGCTTGTCCTTGGCATACAAAATATGCGGCTTATGAAAGGTGCGGATAATCCCCCGCCGCGCTCTCGGCGACATAACGGGATAATAGTCCGCCGTCATGTTTTTTTCGTCGTATGCCTCCGCTTCGTCTGTCACAAGATTGTGATTATAACCTGAAAACGCGCGAATCATATTTCTCTGTGAAGGAATCTCCGTTAAATAGGGTTTCGCCATACAAACCTCCTTACAGCGCGTTAAACCGCGGGGCGGGGATATGATGATACGTCCGGTATACGTACTTCACATATCCGTCGTATTCCGCTGTGAAAAGCTCGGCATCGTTGTTGTACCTTTCGATCTCTCCGTTCGCATAGTCTATTTCGGCGCACAGATGCGCAAGATACATTTTTTTCGCTCTGTCCGGCGCAAGCAGAATCGCATAGGCATCCATAACGCCGCTGTAGCGGTCTGCATCAGAAAAATTTTCAAGCACGTCTTCCTCGATTTTTCGTTCCAGCTCGTCGAGCCATTCGTATTTCACATCGTCCGGTATGCTGTTCGGCCTGATTTCATTTACCAGTTTCACAATGTCTCCTGCAATCATTGATGCTGCCTCCTTAATAAAAAAGGCGCGGTAACAACCGCGCCTTTTCGTCATTTCTTCGCGTTCATCTGTTCAAGCACGCGCTTTTTATATTGATCGGCCTCTGCTTTCGCGCTGAGGGAATACCTCACGACGTCCGCTACGCACTCCGGAACCCTGTGCGTTAGACCGCGTTCCAGCATGAACGTCCTGCCGTTTACGCCGACGAACATATGCGTTTCCTTATCCTCGTCAACAGACGGATCCGGCGGAATAAAAATGTCAACCGTCTTTTCCTCTGCGACTTCCGCCTTGCTTTTGGTTTCTGCCATCGTATCCTCCCCCCTGCGTTAGTTCCCCGGCACGTCTGAAAACTGCTCAGAGCAGGATTCAATGCGGACCATGTACTGCTCGACAAGCCGCTTTGCAACGTGCATCAGCTTCCAGCCTACGGTCGCGCGCTGATTCAGCGGATCGTCGCCGGAGCCAAGCTGCTTTACAATCATTTGCAGGCCGCCGCCCTCGATGTCCACCGTGCCGAATGCGTCCGCACCGAGAACCAGCGTGCAGAAAATACTTGCAGGGCTTGAATCCGTGCCCTTTGCAAAAATTTTCGCTTCGCTTGATTCGACGAAACGAACGTTTCCGATCTTGCCGATTTCTCCCTCGATAATGTCGTTGATGTGATCGCCGTATTTCGCAACGTCGATCCAGCTT